ATCAAGAAAGAAAAAGAATTCTAAGAATAATTGAATGAAGCAAGTCTTTACAAATCTAATTTATTTAAATAAGTTTGCACAAAAGTTAAGAGATGCGCGGTTTCGTCAACGTAGAATAAACAGTAAAAAGTTATATAGTAGAAAGAATGGCTTACTTAAATATAAATGTACCGACGATTTACGCTAATGTCAGGAAGGAGTACTTATATGACATGGATGAAAAATATAAAGGACAAAGCATGGAGTGTGTTATCTTCGGGATGGCAGCGGTTACAGGACGTTCCCTCCTATTTCACTGCATGTTACCAAATGGTGCGTGTTACTGGCGTTTGCCTATATCAGCGTTTTTTCAAAAAAACTTTGACAGAGCCAAAGTGCCAGATATGTCAGTCGACGAGTTGGAATTGTGGAATTGCTTTAGTTATTATCCTAGTTGCACTGAGTTTGATTTTTTAGGGGGTGCAAAAGGTAAATATTTAGGAAAGGATAAAAAATTCTATCATGGACAGTATTTATTTACGATTGATTGGGCTACACCAGAAGTTAATGAAATTGATTGTGAACATTCCGAAATACCTGATGAACATAAGTGCCACCATATATTGGAGCTTGATAACGGCAATTTTGCAGCTCAGCCTAATAATCGTATTTTGTGGCATATTGCTAATTACACTGTTAGCAACGATTGGCCTGACTATAAAGTCCAAACTACTTACTGGTCTGTCGAAGACAAAGGGTGGACTACAGAGGATACAGATAAAATGTTTTACCAAATAGAGGAGAAAAAAGATGCAGATTAGTCGTAATTTTAGCTTACAAGAGCTTACTAAATCAGATACAGCAATACGTAAAGGTATTGATAATAATCCTAACGCAGATCAAATAGAAAAATTAAAGGCATTATGTGAAAATATTTTACAGCCAGTACGAGATCACTTTGGTAGAGTTAAAATTACCAGTGGATATCGTAGCCCAGAATTGTGTGCAGCAATAGGTAGTTCTGTAAATTCACAGCATGCTAAGGCTGAGGCTGCAGACTTCGAATGTATAAACACAGATAACGCTGAACTTTTTGATTGGATCAAAAATAATCTTGAGCCAGATCAGCTCATCCTAGAGTTTTATACTCCTGGTGAGCCTAATAGCGGATGGATACATTGTAGCTGGATACCTGAAGGAAGACGTGCATCATTCTTACATGCATATAAATCAGAGGGTAAAACTAAATATAAACCTGTAATGGGTAAAGCAAAAGATATAGTATAATGCCAATTTCTAGAGCACAAATGTCAAAACAAATAAGTGGACAACTAAGAGGCGGTAGACCGTCAAGAGCCATGCGTAAGAGAGTAGACAGGAAGCCAAAGAAAAGGTATAAAGTAAAAACGAGATAACATTAGTTATAACGTCAAAAGGGCCCTTTACAACAGGAGTAAGTATGCCAAGACAACAAGGACTAAAACCAATAGGGGACTCAGTTAAAAAAATAATTGAGCGAATAAAAAAAGAACGTGAAGAACGTAGAAAAAAAGGTAAACCTATTAGAACACAACCTAAACTGCCTGGTATGGGTAGAGGTGGAATACTTGGAGTGAAAAACCCTTTATATGTAACTAAAACTATAAGAACTATTAAACCAACTTTAGGAAGAAAAAAAACTGAAGAGTTCTTAAAAAAATTAAAAAATAAAAAGAAGAAAATGGGGGGCGGTATGCTTAAATATAAAAAAGGTGGTTTTCCAGATTTATCAGGAGATGGAAAAACAACGATGAAAGATATATTAATAGGTAGAGGTGTCATCAAGAAAAAAAGTGGTGGAAGCATTAAGAAAAAATCTAGAAAAAATCCTATGAAAGATGAAAGAGCTAGAGAAGGTCTTAAATCTTTATATAGAAAAATGGGAATGGGTAAAATGATAGATAGCGGTGAAATAGATTTTTCTGAGTACAAAAAGGGTGGTAACATTGATAAAAGTGTTAGAGTTATTGACTTACAAAAACAAGGTAAGACATCTAAAAAAGGAATTCGTGTAAAAGGTAAAGGTAAATCTTTCATGGATGTTTATAAAAAAACAGTTTACAATAGAGCAGACGGCGGAATGGTTCCATTTGGTGGAGAAAAAAGAGTTCCTGGTTCTGGTGCTGCAACTAGAGGTACTGGATTCAAAGGAATATTTTAAGGAGATATTATGGATAAATCAAAAATTAATATGCACAAAAGAATGGCCATGGGCATGAGAGAAGGTGGCATGGGTGGTAGATCAGGAAGTATGATGTACTCAAGAGGTTACGGTGTTGGTGAAAAAAATAAAAGAATGCCTACTATGTTAAAAGATAGAGGACCAACAAATATGAAAAAAGGTGGCAAAGTTCATAAAGCAGTGCTTGGTGCTTTGATGATGAAAAAAGCAAAAAAGGCAGGAGCTAAAGGAGTTGAAATGTTAAGTCCAATGGCAATGCTTAAAAGAATTGCTGGTAAAAAAGCAGGTGGTATGTCTCAAGGATATAAAGCTAGAGAAGATGAATCTTTGGGTATGAGAAGAGGTAAAGAGTCTGGTAAAAAACAAACTATGGCTGATAGAAGAAATGAGTCATATGGTAAATTTGGCAGAAGACCAAATCAAAAAATAAATAGAATGGGTGGCGGAGTTGCAGAGGCCGCAAGAAAAGTAAGAGCTTCTGGAATGAAAAAAGGTGGTAAAGCTCCTAAACCAGGAAGTTATGAATACTATTTATTGAACAGACCTAAACATTCACCTAAACCAATAAAACCATCTAAAATGAAAAGAGGTGGAAATACTAGAAGAATGAATAGACTTGAAGAGCTTGGAAGAGTTGATGCTGAAAGAGCAAGAACTAGAAAAGGTGCAAGAAATTTAAGAGCTGAAAAAAGAAGAATCGTAAGAGAACTTAAAAAGTAGGATATGTTTGAATGGCAACCAGTGGAACAGCAACATTCGATTTATCAATCGATGAAATAGTTGAAGAAGCATACGAAAGATGCGGAATTCAAACTAACTCTGGTTACGACTTAAAAAAAGCAAGAAGATCTCTAAATGTTTTATTTTCTGAGTGGGGTAATCGAGGTGTCCATCTTTGGAAAATACAATTAAATGCAGTGGCTCTTGTAGCTAGCCAATCTCAATATTCAACGGTTGCTGGTGCAAGTGATGTTTTAGAAGCTTTTATTTCTAACAGTGCAACAACTGTAAATCCTGGATCTGATACAACAGATGTATCTATAACAAAAATAGATAGATCAACTTATGCAGCATTACCCAACAAAGGATCAACAGGAACTCCCTCTCAATATTTTGTGGAAAGGGTTACAACCGGCACAGCTACACCTTTAATTACTTTATACATTACACCTGATGCGCAAAATTATACACATTTAAAATATTATTCTTTACAAAGAATACAAGACGCGGGAGCATACACAAATAATGCTGACGTGCCATTTAGATGGATACCATGCATGATATCTGGTTTAGCTTTTTATCTTTCTCAAAAATATACTCCAGAAAGAACTCAAGCTTTAAAACTGTATTATGAAGATGAAATTAAACGTGCTTTAGATGAAGATGGATCTAGATCCAGTACATTTATTACACCAGCACAATACTACCCAACGGTAACGTAATGGCTAATGTTTTTGCAAAAGGTAAATACGCATTATCTATATCAGATAGATCAGGACAAGCTTTTCCATATCTTGAAATGGTTAAAGAATGGAATGGTTCATTAGTGCATATATCAGAGTACGAACCTAAATCTCCACAATTAGATCCTAAAGTTTATGGGGGTGACCCACAAGCTTTGAGAAATACCAGAGTTCAACATAATATTGGAAATATGACAGTTGATGTCGGATCTTTTCAAGGGACTTTAGGAATTCCTACTTTTAGCTCAAATGGGATGATGCCTTTAGCACCTGGAAGAAGATTAGATGTTTTAAGTAGAATAGGAAAGGTTACGGTAGTTACATAATGGCAGGAATAACTTATTCAGATTTAGTTACAAAAATTAGAAATTATACAGAAGTAGACAGCACTGTATTTACAGATGCTATTGTTAATGGTTTTATATTAGACGCTGAAGAGAGAATATTAAGAGATGTAAATACTGATGCTGATAGAAGGTATGCTACTTCAACCATGATAGCCTCTCAAAAATTTTTAAACTTTCCGACTGGTGCATTGGTTATAAGAGCATTACAAATAACAAGTGGATCTGATAAAATTTATTTAGAAAAAAGAGATACTACATTTATTGATGAGTTTAACCCTGCAGGAGCAACTGGTGTGCCTAAATATTATGCTAACTTTGATGATGATACATTAATGTTCGCACCCATACCAAATACTACATTTGCTATTCAAGCTAGTTATGTAGCTAAACCAGATGGGTTATCTTCAACAAATACACAAACTTATTTAAGTGAAAGATTTCCTAATGGTTTGTTATACGCATGTTTAATAGAAGCTTTTGGTTATTTGAAAGGCCCTTTGGATATGTTGCAATATTACGAAAAACAGTATACAAATGCTATATCCAAGTATGCTGTCGAGCAAATTGGTAGAAGAAGAAGAGACGATTATTTCAATGGTGCGATAAGAATAAAAATAGATTCACCGTCACCATAAACAGGAGATTAAATTATGGCAATAACAACAAGTGCAATTACAAGTTCATTTAAAGATCAACTTTTAAGTGGAACACACAATTTCAACGCTACAGGCGGAAACAAATTTAAATTAGCTTTATATACTGACTCAGCAGTCATAGGACCATCGTTAGCGTCCTTTACAACTGCAGGTCAAGTTACAGACTCAACAGGAGATTATGCTTCTGGAGGTAAAGTTTTACAAAGTCAAACACATAAGCTTTCTGGTACAACAGCAATAGTAGACTTTGCAGATTTATCATACTTAACTGCTACAATCACTGCTATGGGTGCATTAATTTACAATACATCACAAGCAAATAAATCTGTTGCAGTTTTAGACTTTGTTTCAAACAAAGTTTCAACATCAGG